GCTGCTTCAACGGATCCAAACACAGGGCCTATACGGCGTCCTGTTGGGCCATAGACCCTCACTCCTGCGCGGCTGGATGTCTGCACAGCCCTGTGGCCTTCTGGAGTGTTATAGACTGCTCCTCCTCTGTTGTTGAGAGATCTTGCCGGGGAGAATCGAATGTCATCAGACTGACTGTTGAACCTTTGCGATAAAGGTATAAGGTTGCCTTTATCATCATAAGTATCCAGTTCTGCTGATTTGATCTGATTAGGGTCAAATAAGATGCGGTATTTCCCTTCCTTAATGATGCTATCGAATCCTTTTGCTTTTAACATCTCCCGTTGTTTTACAGCATCTCTCCCTGTCACTTTTAAACCTATACCAACATCACTTGCTGGATTGTTCGATTTAACGTAGGCTTTGATGACTCTTGGGTTCCTTTTTGACCTAAATGCTTTCAGCCTTGCGAACAGGCTTGCTACACTCTCCGTTCCCGTCCAGATTCCTATATTACCCGAAACATCAAAGTCATTAAATTCCTTATCTGTGCCGTGATAGGCGGTTTGCTCGATGTCAAATCCAGCTTCATTGGCTGCATCATCTACCAGTTTTCTGGCTACTGCAGTATCTCCCAATTGAATAGCCTTAGCATACTCTGCATCCATCATCGCCGGGGAGAACTTGTTGGCAGCTTGCCTGACTTCTTCCTGCTGCTTTGTGCGAGCAGCTCCGTAGTCAGATCTGAGCTTAACAGGACTCTTAACCGATCTGGGATCAAGTGATGTTTCAGTAAGCACGGGTTGCATTGCCTCTTCAGTAAGACCCTTAAGTGCCATTACTCTATTGACCTGAGCCCCAATTTTACCTTCAGGTGATATTTGCTGCCCCGGTTTAATCACTCCTGTCTCCGGATCAATCCGATCAGTGAACGAGTCTCTTAACACATCAAATGCACTTAACCTTCCCTTGATATTAGACAGTGATTTCCCGAGAACTCCATACTGATACGATGGGTGAACTGGAAGACCTAAGTCTCTAGGGTCAACGATTACGGTAGGGGCAGACTTGTCAAACTGGATTACTTTGACGATGTCGCCTGTTCTGTATCCTGCGTCATCTTTAAAATCGTTCAGCTTGTTATACATGTCCTTCCAGAAGACTCCACCATATTTCTTTTTGTAGTCATTTGAAGCAATCTGCTGCCACATCGTTTTCCGAGACCCGAAGGTCATTTCAGGTATAGCTTCCTCAATGTGCTCAAGAGATTTGAACTCAAAACTCTCCCACTTTGAAGGTCCTTTTGGTGTGAACTCCTTCCCTTTGGCTTTAGCCTTTTCAGCTTCTTGCTTGTTGGATTTTTCTCTTTCCGCTTTAGCCTTTTTTTGAATCATGTCAGTGGCCTTCTTAAGTATCTGCGGAAGATTCTTTTTGATTGCAGGGTTCTGCTCTAAGTCATACTTAAATTCCTCAAGCATGATTTCGGAGTATGTTTTATTACCTGCAACGGACTCCTCTTTTTGCAGGACAACGAGCCCTATCCCGTCAGTTTGATTGATAGCTCTTTCAAGCTGAGAAGCAATAGGTCCACCTTCTACGGCCCACGCTATAGTTCCTTGATTATCTACTAAGTCAGGGTGATCAGGTCCACCACGAAGCTCGAACACACGCCCAGATCTGGCTGTGTATTCTCCTACCTTCATGCGGTCAGCCATCATGACAAATGCTTTCTTTCCAGCAAGCTGCTTGATGTCGTAACCCGGGTCATTTACTGCAGGACTGAACCTAGCCATAACGCTGGGAGTGAGTGTGACCACTCCGTTTAAGGGAGTTCCTGATTCAGCAGGGTCATCGAGTGTCCGTCGAACAACGGATGGACGGTCTGCTACAGGAGAGAACCTGATGTCTGCAGTAGTGTCCTTGAATCTTTCAGACGGCGGGATGATGCTGCCGTCATCATTGTAGGTTATAGGGTCAGCAGACTTAATGCGCTCAGGATCCCTGACTGCTATGGTGTTTGACGGGCCGCCGGGTTCTTCTGCAAGCCTGATAGCGTCATACTTCTTGAACACTTCATCAATAATTCTGGAAGGCTCCCACACTATATAGTTCCCTTCATTCAGCATCCTCAGATTCCGAGGGTCTAGCTCGTTGATGTTAGAGACTCCGAAGTGATTCGAGATTATGTCTGAGAACTCACTCCACCCGTCTTTTGGGTCGAAAACTTTATCTGCTTTAAGGAATGAGTTAATGACTCTTATCCCCATTTCAGATCTAGCTTGAGTCGCTGTCATTCCGTCGAGCATTGATCTTTCAAGGTCCCTCGATTTATTTCTAACAGATTGTATGCTGGGCTCAGGGATAGCGTGAAGAGCTCCGTATTTTTCAGTCAATGCATCAAGCTCTGATTTGAAAAGCTTTGTTGAAGCATCATCAGCTTCATCAATCTTTTTCATTACAGAGGGATCCGGTTTTCTGTAACCACTAAACCCTCGCGCATACTCTTTTGAGAACTGCTTATCAAAAGAAAGATATATTAACTTGTTAGGGTCCCGCTCTGATTTGAATTCATTGAATTGACGCTTGGTGCCGTGGTATACAGGACCAATAGTGTAGCCCGCATCAGTGGCCGCTTGCTTTACTATTTTATCTAGCTTGTCGTAATCCTTTACCTTTGCCTTAGCCGCCTTCAGGTATTCCTGATCAGTCTTGCTGCGGCCAGTGCCGGGTGAGAACCTTGCATCTCCCGGGGCCTTAGGATTCCATCCAAACTCAAAGATGCTGTTGCCCTCGGAATAGACTTCCTTAGCCTTAACTTTCTTTTCAAGAATGACTGCGCCTGTTTCGTCAAAATAATTTGCATGAAACTCTGCATACTGCTTTGACGGTGTCACCCAGTCTCCCGGGTTTATAACTTCGGACACTCCTTTGGGAACTGCCCTGTAAATCGTAAGCTCGGCTTCAGGTTTTCCACGTAAACTTCTGAAAAGTTGTATTATCTTCTTACTCTCAAAGTCATCATTGCCGTAATACCTAGCGCCATTTGCGCTGTATATGTCTTTAGGGTAGACAGTGTCCATCTTGTCGATGGAGCCATCGCCATACGTCCCGTCAGGAGCCCTGTGAGCCATCCTGTATCCATACTGGTCTACATCAGGCATGAAGTGTGTCTGACCTCTCTGGTAGGCAGCCTCAGAGAATGACATGACTGGCCTTCCTTCCTTCTGCTGCATAGCAACAATACGATCAAGACGGAACGATCTCCACGGGTGATCCTGTTTGCCTTCCTGCAGTCTTCTCTGTCTTGGTGTAAGCTCTACCTGCGGTATCTCAGGGTTACCCTTGACGTTCCTGATAGCTAGAATCTTGTTAAGAAAGTCGCTCTTGCGTTGGCTGCCTAGAACCTCTGCTGTGCGCTTCTCGCCAGAAGTCAGGGCGTTGATGTATGTGTTCAGGTCTGCGAACATGTTAGCCTCGGACCCGAAGACTTTCTGCATCTCTGCGCTCTCCCTGTAGAGTCTACTGGCTCTGGTCTCAGTAGTGCTCATGTCAAGAATCCTGCCAGCAATAGTTCCCGTCTTGGGGCTTATGACAATGTCATACATCAGGCCGTTACGATTGCTGATAGGCAAGTTCCTTGCGCGGGTCTTGCCTAGCTTAGTCTTCATCGTAGAAGCGCCGTAAGTAAAGTTAGCGTATTGATCTGACTGAGAAATTTTATCAAGCTGCCTCAATGCCTCCTTGATAGTGTCATTGATCAACGGAGAATCGAGCAATGCCTTGAGCTGTCCCGCACTAAACCTAGTCCCCTTGTAGCTGCCGTCTGGCTGTTTGATCAGGCCGCCTTCAGAGTCGCTTACGTTGTCTAGGATACCGCCTATAGTTGTAGCCCTTTCTTTGGCCACACGCTTCTGCTCGGCATCTTTCATGATGAACCGCTTGCCTTTTGCGTCAGTCTTTGCGACTCCCATTGCCTCGAGCTCTGCGAACGTAGCGTCATCTGCAAGATCAGCATCAGAGTAAACCTTTACAGGCTCATCCAGCGATGCCTCAACGTCCCTGCCTGCTTTTTTGCGAGCCTTGACCAGATCCTTCATAGCTCTGTCGAGCTGTCGAGACTGCTTGATCTGTTGATCGAAGATAGGGCTCTGGAATGCGTCATAGACTCGGTCAAGTTTGCCTTTGGTGAACCGAGAGAAAGCGCCTTTCAGTGACTCTGAAAAGCTGTTGCCTGAAAAGATGTAGTTACTGTTCTTTCCTGTGATGTAGTTTGCAAAGTATTCTGCGGCCAGCTCCTCAAGAATGTAGTCCACCTTTGCGTCAGTGGATCCTGCGTCCTTTAATTTCTGAGCTCTTTGAGGATCAACGCCAATCTCTGAATCCAGACGCTTCTCATACTGCTGAATGAAGTTGTTCATTTCTTCAGCAGAATACATTCTCTGGAAAGTGTTCTTCACGTTCGAGACGAGCGTGTCAAATCCGTCGAGCCTGCCTAGAGCGTGTAAGGTCTCATGAAGCATTGTGCGTGTGCCTGCGTTCGTGTTCAGGAACACAACTGGCTTGCCTGCCTCGATACGCATCATGCCGCTTGCCTCGCCCATCTTGGTGCCTTTTACTTCATCCACAACAAAGTCAGGGTCTACATGCCTGACTTCGACAGATGACTGCAACAAGATCTGCTCTGCATCCATTCTTGCAATCTTGTCTTCTCGGGAAAGCTTCTCCAGCCTCACCCTGTCTTCTGGGGTTTTGGTCTGAACCCACTGATTAAAATCATTGTCTTGAGCTCTGCGGAGTGCTGACCCTGTCAGGCCCTCTGCAGCCCTCCCTACACCACCACCAAAGGCACCTAGAACGCCGCCAGACCCAATACCCTGCGCGAGTCCCTCGAGGCCTCCTGAGGCCAATCCTATAGCGCCGCCAATTCCTGCACCTACTGCAGCGCCAGAGGTAGCTCTCCCTGCATACTCAACAGGTTTATCCAGCCACTTGAGTCTGCCTGCAAGTTTACCCGCGACTGTATCAGGCTGATGTAAAGCTAGTCTTCCTAGACCGCCTGTCCTTGTAGGGCTGCTGGACATTGCCTCTCCGAATCCGCGCAGAAGCCCTCCTGAGACATCAAGAATAGTGGGAGCTGCCAGCACTGTGCCAAAAGTCTTAGCTGTGCCTGCTCCAACAATGCCACTAGCTACCGCTGCACCTATGCCGCCGGGAACTGCTACGTTAGCTAGGCCTCCCGTTGCTTCATCAATTGTTTCTGAAGCTCCTTTGACAATGTTCTTGCCTCGCTCAATTGCGTCTCTGCTCAGGTCTGCCGCTCTTGACAGTCCCTTACCCACTGCAATTGTTGGGGCAGATAGCCCCTTAGTAATACCTTTAGCGGCTATTGTCCCTACCTTGCCTGCAGGAACTAAAAGACTGGGGTCAATAAATTCACCTGTGAGCTCTGCGGCCTTCGTATCTACTTTCTCGAGGTCAATCTTTGCTGCATCCATACCAGCAAACTCTGCGTATTCATTCCACGCAGACTCCTCACCTCGCTCGATACCACCTCTGACATTCTGAAGTTCTTTAAGTTTAAGAAAATTGTTGAACTGATCAGTAGTCTCGTTCTCACTTGTTCCCCCGAATGAATCCAGCTTCGATCCCAGATAGTCATTAGCCATCCTGCCGAGAATCTCTGTGTCATAGGCTCCCCGGGCAGCTCCCTCCATAAACGTGCGAGCAGAAGTGCCGAGATCAAATATGTTGAGGTATGTGCCTATGGCCGCAGGGAGATTCTCTGCGATTCTCTGAACAGTTACACCAGCGGCCTGAGCTATAAGACCGGGAAACTCTGACCACTGCATCTCAGGCTTCACAGCCTTATAACGGACAAAGTCCTCCCGTGTAAGAGAGGACGATGGCGTGTCTGGGTTCTCGAAACGAGCTACCAGTTTCTCGTCTGGTTCTGGAAACTTTTTCCTCAGCGATGACTCAATGGTTGCATTGGAAGTTTCGTCAGGGAACTCGACAACAGTGTTATAGTCCTCTACGAATATTTCTTTCATTCAATTAAACCAGTGGAAGGGTTGAAAGACATGCGGCTTACGTCTGATGCTTTCTGGCCAGCTACAGCTCCTTCTTGATAGGGATCTAGCCCAATTAATTTGGCGTAAGAGTCCCTGTTATCCCTCATTCTTTTTGCCAGAGTGTCTAGCGATGTTCTTGTATTGCTATCAATACTGAATAGCTTTGTTGGGTTTGCAATAATCCCTTCAATCAGTTGTCTCTCGGGCTCAGAGAATGCGCCGGGGCCAACAATAGGGACACGCAAGGCTCCTGTGAGAAGGCCTACGATAGTGTTAGACTCTTTCTTTAGATCCAGATCAAACCTCTTGCCGGGAGTGTCAAGAATCTCAAGAAGCCTCCCAATGCCCGATTGAATTTGGTCATCTGCTAACTGCAGAGTCCTCATCTCTTTCGCTGTCTCTACAGACGGAGCAGTTCCTAGACCGGGGATGAACCTAGACTTGACTGAGTCTTGATACTTGAGAAGAGATAGCTTGTTCTCAAAGGTCAGCTTGTTGTCCTGATCATACAACAGTTCGTAAGCCTGCTTTGCCATCAACGGATTCTCTTTGACAAGACTTGGTATGTCCTTGATTAACCTGTCTCTGACTTCAGTGGCTGTCTCCGATCTTGTCTCACCTTTCTGCTCTGCCACTTTTAGCAGTTCAAGATCTTTAGCTGCTTTGACTACAGCCTCAGAAGGCCCGGGCATAGCTTCAGGACCTAAAGGGCCTTGAGCTCGACTGGGAGCTGGCTGGTATGTTTGCACAGGGGCAGCATACCTTCTCATAGCTTGCATCTCTTCTCGAGCTATAATTTCGGGTGATCTTGCGGTTCCCGGGAGTGGCGCTTGAGTCTGCCTAGGCATAGCTCCCGCTCCGTAAGGAGCGAACGCATTGACGGCTGATGACGGGAGACTGAATCTTTCAAGAGCCCTAGCTTCAGACTCTGCCAAAGATCTACCAGCTTCTGAATCACTGACAGAGTCAGTAAACTGATCGGCTGTGAACTTGAACTCAGGCCGAAAGCCTGCGCTTTCTTGAGCTCTCTGTAGCCGCGCTTCTGCTGCGTCAATTTGTGACGCAAAGTCAACGGGAACATCTTGAGGCTGCCTTGCTTCTGTAAGTTCTGAATAAAACTCACCTTCAGCAATTTGAGGATACATCTGAGCGTAGGCCGCAAGTTCTGTTGCCTCCATTCCTTTAAGAAGATCTGCATCTGCACCGAGAGCAGTCAGAGCTGTAATAGTTCCTTTCTTGAACTGCTCACGCTTCTTCATCTCTTCTTTTCTTTGAGCGAACTTCTCTATCCCTTGACCAATACCTGATCCCAGACCTGCAAACCCTGCGCCGAATAGTTCCCCTACTCTGGATCTCTCAGTAGGCTGAACGATCCCCTGTCCTGTGTATGATTGCTGTGAAAATGCCATAGTATTATCCAAATAAGTTAGGGTTACCTAAAAGACCTCCACCAATGCTTCCTATCCCTTGCATTGCTCCTGCCGCCGCTCCTGCTCTAGCATTGGCTGAAGCTATGCTTGCATTCAGTGCTGCATTGTAGTTACCAGCGGCAAGGCTTCCTGCGTATGCTGATTCAGGGTTGAACACTTGCTGCGGGGCCATACCTTGACCCTGCGCTGCAAACCCTTGAGCTGCTCCCATACCTACACCGGGCTTACCTAGAATAGCCATAAACGGATCCGCTGATGTGGCAGCGTTAAGACCTACTACTTGAGAAGCAAAAGCCTGTCTTCTCCTCTGCAGTTGTTCTGCCTGCAGTCCTTTAATAAGGGCTTCCTGCCCTACGTCTGCCATACCGTAGCCCATACCTCGAGCTGCCTGAGCTCCTCTTACCTGCTGCTGGATCTCTCGTGACAATGCTGGTGGTAATGCAGCCCCTGCAGCCAGTTCAGACTGGGCTTGCCTGTTGAGCTCTGCCATTAATGCGGCCTGCTCTGGGTTGGCTTGCCTGAAGGCCTCAGTGGCCCTAGGGCCTAGTCTTTCAACTGCTGCTATGTCGCCTTCCCTAGTGACATCAAGGCCAGCTACATCGGCTCTGGCGAGCCCGGGCATTATGTCCTGCTCATAGAGCTCAAGAAGGCCGGGAGTTCCCTCGCTGCCTCTCATGACATCCCTGAGAATCTCAAGGTTCAGTCTTGCCTCTGCTGGTCTGCCGTATTCCTGACTAGCCTCTGCAGCGTAGAGCTCTGGTGCGAGGTCTATCTGCGCCTGCAAAGTGTCTCTTGTTTCTTTCGCGTAATCCCGTGGGGGAGGAGCGTCTGCGCTATACATTCCCATAATTGTCTGTCTGGTATTGCCTGTGTAGTTTTGTGAATTCTCTCATCGCATTCCAGCCGCCGCACAGGTAAACGGTTGCAAATATAACCTCGTGATATTGGCTCTTGAGCACATCAGAGTGTGCTCTCTTTACTTCTACGTCTGACTTCTCCCACTTATTTGCGTCAAGCCACGCGTTGCAGCTCATTATGATTAGGGGGAGAAGAAAGCTGCTGTTGGCTATATAAAATTGATTGCTTGTGAGTGTGACCATCCAGTCCATTTCAGCCTTGATCACATCCTCGTCATTGATCTTCTTATCGCCGTCAATGAAGTCATCAATGTCATGAGACCTTGTGGCAAATGTCTCCACGAACAACCACGCCTGCTCATTGTTATGAGTCAGACGCATGAAGTCTTCTTTTATGGAGTGGTCGAAGTGCATTAAGAAAGCTTTATGATCTGAATGTGACTGTAGATCTCTGCTCTGCCGAGTGACGCAGCTCTGCCTAATCCGAAGCTTGTTTCACCTTCATCGGCCCTGAACCTTAGCTCAAAAGTTTTTTGGCCGCTTATCTGGAATACTCCTGCAATATTTGACCAGTAGGTCTCAGTGTCAGAGCTACCGAAGTAAACAGATGATCCGTTAATTTCAGTCTGGCCATCAGTTACGTTGTAGAGCCAACCTGTTATGTTGCCCGTATCGTTGCCGGGGACTTTTGCCTGCACTGCGTAGGTTCCTGCCTCAAGTATGAATTGATTTGCACTTAAACTCGTAACGATGCTGTTAGGATCGGAAAGAGTGTTAAGCACTCTGGTTGTGTCAGTGTTTGCGACAGATGTTCCCGCGTGAATAGAGTTGAGTTGTTGCTCCCATATTTGAGCTGCAGCTATGGAAAGCGATGATTTAGCTTCCCACTGAATAGCACCAGTAGAGTCTGTGCTTATAAACTTGTCAGCCCCGTCTGTGTTTAGCTGACTAATGTTAATAGTGTCAGTGCCGTCTTGCGCTGCCCACTCAGGGTTAGCTCCTGCTCCTTTGGTTTTCAGGAATTGACCGTCAGACCCCGGGGACAGTTTAACAAGGTCGCCGTTGGTATCGTAATACAGTAGCTGCCCCTGAGTCCCAGCCTCTAACTTAGTCAGGTTGAGATTGTGATCACTGATCTTACTATTGATGTCGATTCCTTGCTCCAGCTTCGACGTAAGCACAGCACCGTCTGTGATCTGATTGGAGTCAATCGATCCTGTGAATGTGATTGCGGGAGCTCCGAGAGCATTGAGCTTAGTGTAGGTTACCTTTTCTCCGTCAGAGAAATTGTATCCCACGCCTACGTTTACTGATAGTGGCATAATATTAAGCTGTTATTATTTTGTGACCAGATGCTGACAAGTAAAGATCGTCTGGCGTTAAATCAAACGATGTCCCATCTCCTTTCGCGGAAATGTAAACATAATCGTTTTGATGCATCTCAACATTCAGTGCCAATGAAACTGACACAGGGTTACCTGATTGACTTAAATGTATTTCTTGCTGCGATTGAACTATGTCACTAGAGCTGGCTGCTGAAGCATCGTACTTGCTGAAGCAGAAAGCGACATTTTCGTTAGTCGCAGATGACTGGCATGTTATTGAAGCATGAAATTGAGCGTTTATAGGGGACAATCCTGTATACCTTAAGTGCGTGCTGGCAGGCATGTCGAAATCGACTGAATTTCCGTGAAGTGCTGTGGTTACAGTGAGAGCTTTAAAAGATGCTGTCAGGGGTAGAGCTGAAGAAGATGAAGCGTAAATCGCTCCAACAGGATTTAACTCAGACAGCACATTCTGCGGATACCATTTCTGGGCGACATTGCTAATTACTGTCAGAGTTTCGCCGGGGCTAATGCTGACAGTGCTGATCCCTGCTGGACCCCAGTCACCACTGCTTATCACTACTACAGCCGCAGATGCGTTTACTATATTCTTAACAGTGACGTATCCTGATACTGGCTGCGTAAGCGTGTAAGCAGTTCCTGTGCTTATTATATTATACAGCTTAGTGTCGCTGACAGTATTACTGCTGGTGTCATTGTAGGTCTGCCTGAAAGTGTGAGGGGCGTCGAGCGATACCTCAGGGTTTCCGCTCCCGTCTCCGTTTGCGACTGTCAGCCCTGTAGCCCCTGTAATACTCCTGACGTTGGCGGCCCCGCTGCCGTCAATTGATACAAGACCTGCCGTCCCACTCAGGTTATCTATTGAGCGAATGTTTCCATTCGCATAGTTAAGCTGCTCTAAAGCAGTGATGAATTCTGCGCGAGTAACTGAGTCCGAAGGTATCGGCCCATTGACTGCGTCCACTACAAAGTTTGATGTGCTATCTGGCATAATCTTTTTACCAAAGTCCTGCGTGTGTTCCTTCTCGCCTCTGTCCCGGCGTAGCTCCTGATGTCACGCTGTGAAGCCTGACTCTCCCGTTAATCCCTTCAATCTTCACCTGAAAGTAAGCGCCTCTTCTATCGACTCTGATCTTGTGCGTCCAGTATTGGTAGAGGTCAAGCTGAGTGCCTGCCGTTCCCAGCACTGTCCCCGGGTCTGCGCTCTCTGTGTCCAGAATGACTGAGTAGTCCTCTCTGCCGGGAGTCTCGTGAGAGTCATCCAGATTCTGAATGTCCCAGTCACTCATTGCAAAGGTCATGTATTTAGTTCTGGTGTAGCTGGCATTGTTGACTATGACAGACTCCTCTTTTACACCGTCCACAATTCCTGTGACCTTGTATTCTGGATCCCACGTTGACATGAATACTTGCGCCTGCTGGAAGCGCCTCCTGTTCCCCGCTTCAAACCCATAGCCTCTGGTTTTAATCATGAAAGCTATCGGCCTGTCTTCGATCTTAATTGTGTCAGAGCATATAGCCTGCAGATAGGGATCCACATTGCCAAAGGGATCCTTGATGCTCACAAGGATTGGTGAAGTGCTCTCGAAGTGAACTCCACAGCCATTGTCTGTGTCTGTTGTGTTTCCTGAATACCATCCGTCTTGCGTGAATCCTGTGAACAGGTTTGCTCCAGCGATCTCGCAATGATCTGCTTGCTGCTCGTCACCAACTCCCCATAGCCAACCGTCCTCAGGATCATTTGTGTTAACCGTGAGTGGCTCGATAATCTCCAGCCCTCCGTCATCGGTTATTTCTGCGTCAGCGTCATCAACTACTTCACGCTTGCGAGTAGCACGAACTGTTGTGCCGTTATTGATCGTGACTTCAGTTCCGTCCTGAACGTGACCTTTAACCACAAGGTCACATGTGTAAGTGCCTTGAACAATTGGTCTGCTTTCCTGCTCTGCGTATTCATAGAGGCCAACGATGCCGTCATAGTCTACGTAGTAGAGATGCTCTGATCCCTGAAAGTCTGCCACGAACAAATACTTAATCTTTATTGCGTCTCCCGTGTCGTAGCCTGACCACGCTTGATTAATGAAATCGTAGACAAGCACGGCATTGTTCTGCTGGCCGCCGTCAATGGGGACACTTAAGTAGTATCTGTTGCGCCAGTAAGCTGCAGAGGCTGTCTCTTTGGCTACCCTGAAATCAATTCTGTCAATGAGTGGCTGTATAGGTGTGCTCTGTGGCTCTGATATGCCCTGTAGCTTGTTTTGCTCTGTCAGCATTAAGCTAACCACGCCTCGCTGGGAAAGGAACCACAGGTCATTTCCTGCGCTTGCTACAGACCTTGTTCCTACGATCCCGTATTCTGTTGTGACTTGATCGAGGACAGCATTTGTTCCCCAGTCGCCTACCAGATTGGAGACGGTGTAAATGCTCGTGTCCTTGAAAATAACAACTGTCTGATCATTGAACTTAAAGATTCTGCGAATGTTATCGCTGTCACCTTGATTGATCTTGAACGAGCTGTAGACAGGATCGTAATTTGTGTAAGAAAGAATATCTGAAACAGCTACGTGATCGGACTTGTATCCTGCACCGGGCCTGTGCGGGACAAGGAGTCTATTCTGGAAGAATAGAGTTGTGTCTGAATTAGGTATTGAGTCAGTGCCGTCATCTGCATCAGGTGCCTCTACAAAGCCTTCTTCGAACGATGACAATACCAGATGCTTTTCATTTGGACCCCTTGAGAGGATGACTTTATCAAATGCCTGCGTAAACCAGTATTTTGATACTGTGTTATTGCTGGTGAAGTCTGACGTAGGAACAGTCAAGCCAACGCTGCAAGGAATAGGCTCAATGTTGTTTCCGTATCTGGCTCGGTAGAGAGTGACTATAGTCCCGTCAAGAGATGCCGCGATCAGGATCCAGTCATTGCCATTGGGGTCATTCCAGACTCCTACTCCGTAGACTTGACCGAGAGTTGTGCTGATCTGTCTCGACCAGTTTATATCGCCCTCCCCCCATTCAATGGGCCACTCAAAACCGTAACGGTTAAACCACGTAAGAGGCATGACTCCCTTGCGGGGCTCTGCTACTCCGTAGCGGAAGCGAGCGTTGACAGCTTCTGAAACTAATCCAGCGGGAAGCATATGAGGCTGCTGCCTCATGTCTACACCTACAAATCCGTTGTCCCCTGCCGTAATTGGCGGGTCATCGTTGGCGGTGTAGTTTCTGTCTTCTCTCATGTATAAAATCCAATTTTACTTAAGACTGAGTCTAGCTTTTTATTGCTGTTCTCCCAGTTGAGCTTCATTCCTCGCTCTGAAGCTCTCAACGCTTTCGCTACACCTCTCTCGTTACAGACCTCTCTCATTCGGTCTATCAGGCTGTCCTGTTTAGGGACTGCCCAGAGACCGCCATTAGAGTAATGCGCCTCAGACTCTCTCAAGTCAAAGTCAACAGGGTAACCTACTGACTCACCGAAAAACTCTGTAATTCCACCGAAGGGAACTGCAATGACTGGCCTCCCTGTGGCCATAGCCTCATGCTGCATGAGACCCCATCCCTCTCCTTTAGACGCACTCACAAAGCAATCAAGCCCTGCATACCAGTTAGACAAATCTTTCCTTGTCCAGAACTGACGAGTGAAACTGACTCTGTCATCATCAACATCTATTACAGGGTCATCAGGGAAACACTTAATGCTTAACCTGACATCTTTCACCCTTTTAGGGAACGCTTTCTTCCACGCCCTCAGAACGTCCTCAAAGCCTTTCCTGCAGCCTCCTGCCGCTGTCCTTCCAGCTACACCGAAAACAAACTCAGAGCCCTGTTTCTGTGGCCTGTAGTGGAAGACATCCGTGTCTATCCCCATAGGAACCTTGACCATTGTCTTCCTGATTCCCTGTGCGTTAAATAAACACAAGTTAAAGTCGCTCGGCACAACAATCAGGTCTGCCTGATTTAAGTTAAGCACTGCTTCCTTATGAAGCCTCGTGGTCTCCCACATCGTGTTATACACAAGCTTCTTTTTGCCTGTAGGGCTAAATGACGGGCAGTGAACAATCATCTCCCAGTCATCTTGCTGCTGCTTATGCACAACAGACTCCATCACCACTCTCGGGATAGGAGCCTTACCTGCCTCGCTTCGCACTGGCCAACAGTGTATGTCTCGGCCTAATTTAGTGAGTCCCTCAATGACTCTTATTAAATGCAATGAATAGCTGCTGTAGCCATCCACTACTCCTCGCACCACACCTCGTTTTGCTCTCAAATGTTAACCTCGCAGTTTACCTCGTTCATGTTCTAAATCTCTGAGCATACTCACAACATCTAGTCTTTCTGACTCAGAGATTCTGCTGTTCAATTTGCCTTCCAGTTTCTTGATCTGTTTAGCAATCGCATTGTCAGCAGCCGATAAGGTCAGCTTAACAGCATTGCTCGAGTTAACAATTCTTTTGGCGACCCAAAACAGCAGCAGTATTCCTACGGCGTAGTAAACCAGACTGATGCCCCCGGGAAGACTGTTCTCGAGAGCAGATAAAGAAAACTGGTCGCCATTGCCGCGCTCGTTATTGTCAACAGTCCAGTCAACGCGAGTCTGACCATCGTGTCCCTGCGCCGCAGAAAACACAGCAGTGATCCTCTCGTTTTGGTCTCTCGACCATTTTTCACTAACTTCTGTCGTAGCATTTGTCTGTCTCTGCATTTCAGGCATCCCCACACATCCCGTTAAAAGACATGCAGCAGCTCCAGCGATTGCAGCGGCCTCTTTAAATATCTGTTTCGGCGTCTTTGTTATCATCGCATTTTCCTTTTCTGGCATTGACGTAGTGGTGCCAGACAAGAGCTGCTTTACCTACCATATAAGTCAGCGTGGCAAACGCTATAAGAAGCCTTAGAATGGAAGTCTCGTTGGTTACAGCGATGCCTAAGAAGGCAGCCGCAAATACCCTGCCGTATTCAGCGAGATCCGTGCTGGTCATCGTTTGCTTCCTTTGGATTTCTTTTTCTTCATTTTGGATTTCGCCTTAGCTGCTGCTGCTTTACCAGCCTTAGTATATGCGTAATGTTTCTTCCCTACTTTTGGCATAATATATCTTTCTACCACTTTGCTTTGTTGGCCCAGTAAGCTGCGGACATTTTCCCTTTGGAAATGTTCTTCGCGTGTCTAGCTTTGAAGCTTTTGCGCCGTGCTTTCTCGCTGGCAGTCTTTGGATTTTTGCCAGCTCCCGATACACCCTGTTGACCAAAGCGGATAAGTCTGACCTTATCTCCCTCTTTAGCTAGGACAGCGTGTGATTTCTTCGGATGCTTTGGAGTGCGCTTAGGCTTATTGTAGCCAGAAAACTTCTCCCCGTTTTTCTCTACTGGCATAGCTCAGGCCCAAATTCTTTGTGGATGCGCTGGCTCAACTCGGAAGGGTTCCAATGTAGATCCGTCCTCTCCTACCAACCGAACGTTTACGAACCAACCCTCCTCGTATACAGGCGGCGTTAGCTCGTTGCCTTCGGGATCGAAGGTAGCTGGAGTCAGCACAACCTTCGGGAGTATGTCCGTGTTCCTGAAGTTCTGTTCCTTCTCCCACTTGATCGGGACTGGATTGTCGGGATCACTGTTGTCCCACTCAACTGGCACCTCGGTATACAAGACCGAATCAGCTTCAGCTTCGTCTTTGAATTTTAGATAGTAGTCTGTGTAGCTCATGATTTGTTGTCAGTTGTTAAAGTTGGCTCAAAGTCGTCAGATTAGTTGAGGTCAACGGTTCCGAGTAAATCGCAATTTTACGAATGTGACCATTGACTGCAACATTGCCGTCTTGGCGAGTGCCAATGTGCAACTTGTCAGTACCGGACTGAGGGACCACGGTTGTCGTGTCCTCAGCAACCGCACTGCCGTCTCGGCTGATTTTTTGCGAGCCAGACTCCCAACTTGCTGCGACTTTGTGTAAAACATTGCTGGTAGTGCTTCCGATGCGGGTATTGCTGCCCGCTCCGTTCACAAACAAGCCCTCATTAAAGATTGTCACGCCGTCATTATTAGTCGCGCCCGTGCTGCGTGATGTCTGTAAAACATAGCTCGTGGATGATGCATTACGCATGTCATACTCAACCGTCAGTCCCCCGCTGCCGTTGTCCAATAACGGTGCAGAAACAACTGAGCAAGAGTCAGCGGCTCTGGTCGCGGTGCTGCCACCAGTTCCAGTGTCCACCAGTGATGACGCACTGGAACCCGTTTCGGTCTGAAAACCCCACGCCAGAATTCCGGCATATTCGTCGCCGGTAAAGTACGCCAATCTAGCGTCAGACAAGCTGCCTACCATACCCAACAAAAAAGAACCCGTTACGGACCCGTTAGCTGTCATTGTTGCGGTCGCGCGGAACCACCCATTCCCCACATCGGTCAGCGTTCCGGTTGCGCTGCCCCCAGCACTCACTGTCCCAGTTTGCAAATCATAATTCACATAATCAGTAGTAGCCCACCCGGTGCTGATGCCAGAAAGCTGCGCGTATCTATGACCAGCGGCTTTGAGGTATACACTCGCAGTGTAAGCTGTCCCGCTCGAGATACTGATTGAGTAGTCGCCAACGAAGCGATATATATTCATCGTACTCGAACTCCCAAACAAGTCAGCCTCCAGCGCGCCGTTGGGAGCAATGGCAACATTGGAGGCAACACGGGAGTTGGCGGACAGATTTGCCCAGCTACCCAACGCGCTCCCATACCTCGACAAGTTGGTGCTTTGCGCTTCGATGAGGAGGCCAACTGACTGACCATCCGTTGCGTATTCAAATCTGGGAGCATTGGCTGCTGCTGTTTTTAAAAGTGGCGAATATTCGCGGTGTATGCTCCCAGAAGTTTCGTTGAGTACTGTTTCGCCCGTTGAGGATATATTGCACTGCCAGACCGATATGTTACTGCCCGTGCTGCCAGTGTAGCTTGGGAATCTTGCGGCGTTAATGTCGTTGTTCGTGAGTGCAAATGACGTAGCAGAAGTTCCACTCACCGTTGCAGTTGCGGTGACAACACACTTTACCCAATCACTGCCTAGAGCTGTAATTGATGCAGTTGCAGAGCTACCGGTTACCGGCGAGGTGCTTGCGTTTGACAAGTCAAAATTTGCGTAAGCATTACTTCCAAATGTTCCGTTCCCAAAAACAATTTGCAGCCCATCGACCGTTCCAGACTTCGCAAACAAAGTCACCGTGTATGAATCCCCGCTGGTAGTAGAGAAATAGTTTGAGCTGGCGGCTTGAATATAATGTGCGGCGGTGGCGGCGGTTTCGGTGATTACAAAAGCATCGCTGCCGTCAAGAAAAGTTCCAGACTGTGAACGAGAAACGCTTGAACTCGACCAGCCAGAACCATTGATGCTGCCGCTATTTGAGAGCAAATTTTCTGAGTTGAGGCTTTTCTCATTGGATAGGTAGGTTCCGCCCGAGCTTCTTGAATATGATAGCCTCGAATCGAGCTTGCCCGAATTAGCGAAGTCGAGGTTGAGCGTGGGCCGCTGTTGGGGAAATGAATTTGAATAGGACATATGCGTTAAACAATTTTAAGAATTCCAGAATCGTTGTAAACCTCACCAGCGGACAGTCCAGAAGCAGAGGTTGGTAGGTTGGTCAAATCAAGCGTTCCAGCACTCAAGTGTGAGCGTGGTGTCAGCAGTGTTACACCTCCACTTTGGGTGCCAACAAAATCATTGCCGCTAACATCAAGAAGCTTACCAGCGGACTGGTTGTAATTCTCTGCGCGAGCGTCGAGGACGCTGCCGATTTGGGTAACTTTTACGTTGCGGACATACATTACATCGTCGCCGCCAGTGTCGTCGTATGTTGTCGCTGTTCCGTCTGTTGGCCAAATATGCAAGTCATTGTACGACCCAACATACTCAACCTCAAACCGTGTCCACGTACCCAACGTGCGTGTTGCTGCTGAACTGATAAAAACACCACCGTCAGAAACCGCAAACCCGTCAATGTTGGACTGCCCGCTTGGTATGAAGTAATCAAACGTTGCTCTGTTCCGCTTGCCAACAGTAGTAATGTTGTCTTTTTGAATTTTCTTATAAGAAGACCCAGCATTAGCCGTGAATCTGAGGTTATCATCCCTCAAATCACCACTCGGCCCCACTGAGTCAACATTACCAGCCAAAACACCATTTACAGCGGTTGTTCCGTCAACACCAGCACTGAAATCACTGGTGTAAATCCCACCGTCAGCACTACCCGTCGATTCCGCAAAGCTCTCTGGCAACTGCCCGTTGCTGTAGACCTCACGAACCTCTGCGGCTGAAAGGGCTTTGTTGAAAAGCTTAACGTCTCTGATTTCGCCTTTGGTATAACCTGTTGACCAGTTGCCGATACGCAAGGTTGCAGCAGTAACCTTCATACCGAGGTAGCCCGCCTCAGTCGTTGCCGTAACATCGGATAATTGCTTCCCGTTAATGTAAAGGTTCAAGCCTGAGGCCGCAGATGAAAATACACCGCCAGACGTACCTGCATATGTAGCCGCAACGTGTATCCATTGCCCCTCATAAGCGGTCAGTGCTGTATTTGTTTCAAGTTTCGCCAGATTTCCACTGGTGTTGTCACTAAGGAGAAAGCGCAACTTGTCCGCGGATTGAAAAGAAAAAATATACTCAGACGCCCCCGTAGCTTTGTTCAGAATGTTAAAATTAGTGGCATCCGTCATTTTTATCCACGTCGAAACCGAGAAAGGAAGGTCATCGGAACCATCTGTGAATGAGAGCTTTGCATCATGAGCCACCTCAACATAATCATTGCTGCCATCAAACCTCATCGTCGGTCCGTTGACCGGCATTGGTTTGCCGACTGTTCCCGTGAAGTGTCCGTCAACTGTGAGGTCGTCTACAACCACACCCGCTGACGATTGGAATGACATGTCACCAAGCATGCCGTTAACAGGAACCTCGTTAGCTGCGGTGCCTACGTTGGGTATCTGGAGCGCAACTTTTGCAGGATCGACCGTGCTGATGCCGTCAAGGATGTTAGCAACTGAGTCAATTTTAAACCACGTTGCTCCGTTGTATTTTACAACGTCACCTACGGTGTATGTTATCGCACCGCTTCCTAGGTTAGCTGTCCCTGCTGTGGTTACGTCATAGTAGTCACCAGCCGTACCAGTCCCATCTGCCAGAGTAGGACTGTTCGTGCTGGCATTCCACTCCCCCTTTGGAGTGTCTCCAGATGTAGGCAGGTAAGTCCCGTCAATTTTGTTGACCCCATTTAACGGAGCTAGTTTGTAAGTGGAAGGAGCAGCTACGTAAGCGTCTGCAGTGTCTTGACGGAAGTTGTCACGGGTGATTTTCTGCGTTCCGTTCGAGGAGCCGTCTATAACTATGTTTGCGTCACTCGCAACAGTTGTTGCTGTTTTCGAGAGATCTTTAATTCTTGTGGTGGCCATATTTATTCAGGGTCAGGAGCTTCAAGTTGAAGCGTTAAAATGTATTCGTTATCGTCTGTGAACAAGAAGTTGCCGCTGTCATCAACGAGCAGTGTCGCTTCCGTGACGTTGTCTCCTCCAGCAGTAACAACTGTTGGTAAGCCTAGACCAAATCCAATCATTAGACATCGTAGGCTGTGATTTCTCCAGTTGTCACTGTGATCGACGTTGCTCTGCAGCATCGCCAGTAGGACCCGGCCTGCATGTTCACATTCGTGATTGTGCCTAGGCCTCCCGAAGTGACACTTCCGAGGACTGTCGCTGCGTGAGCGTATATCCAGCTAAAGTTACCAGCAATAGTTCCCGCGCCACTCTGGTAGGTTCCGCTGTCAGACCCTAAGGTCCCGTCCTCACCTACACGCACTGTGCGGTATTGATCGTTCTGGTCTACGCCAGTGATTAAAGATGCTCTGCTCATAATTTAATTAATATCCTGCTACCTCGATTTGAGTTGTCTGACCTTGCTGTGTGTGGAGCTTGAGGAGCTCGTGATCTATTACGTCTCGTGCGTCTGCCTCTGCGACTCTGGCTCTATCGAGCTCGCCGTTGTGTCTCAGATAGTCGCTGTAAGTTCCCCTGACTAGGTAGTCGAAAAAAATCATAGGGATAGAGGTCAGATCCCAGTAACTGGGCTGATCTGTAGGGCTGTTTGACCCGGCGGCCACAGACTGATTGGCAACGTAAAACTGCCCAGCAGTGTTATCGTAAACCTGATCTCCAGCAGCATAGACTGTGCTTGTGCTGTATAGATCTCCTGTGAGGACTGGGACAGTTTTACGAAACCAAATGTAAGCGGTTGTATTGCTCTCAGCGATCTGGATCCCGTTCTCAGAAAGATACCAAGTAAGTGATACTTGATCCTTGTTGGACTTAGGGCTCTTGTTCCAGACAGCGAACACTTCGCCTATCTCGGTTTTTGTTGGCTGGTTGAACGCAACGTAGTTACCTTCGTCGCCTCCTGACTGAGTCACTGTTCGAGCTTCAGTCACTGTGACCTCTGGCCACTTGGCGGCTTGCCACGCAAACTTCAACCTGCGGCTTGCGAGATCACGAAACAACTTCCACTCAATGGTAGGAAGAGTGTCTCTCTCCATTCCTGCTAGGTTCAAAACCTGAGTCAGGATCTGGTTGTAGTTTGCAGGACTAAGAGCCATAGCCAACTTGTATTTTACCAGTGCCTCTACTGTTAACTTTCAGCTCTGGGTTTTTATCAGAAATGTATTTGCGGAATTTAGGGTCCTTCCAGATTTCTTTGCCTTCCTTCTTGACCCATTCTTGGTAGACCTTGTTGTCTACTT